CTGAGAAGCCTTAGCACCCGTGATGATGGTCACAGGAGCAGCGTGGTAGTTAATAATGTCAGAAACTTCCAACATCTTTTCATTGAGTTCACGGTTAAGAGGGATGATGTCCCAGATGTCAGACTGACCCCAAGGGGAAGATGAAATCGTTGTATTTGGAATGTGCACAATTGGAATTGTTCCAATGGCGTTAGGGTATTCGTCAATAAGTTCATCGTTGACAAACTGTTGCACCATGTCATCTGAGATGATTTCAGTAAAGGTGTATACCTGACGAGTTCCTTCAGGAGCAGTACCCCAGAAGCGATACTTCAATTTAAAACGAACCAAGCGGTCACGGTCATGAGGGTGATACTCAGGGAAACAGTGAGCAGGGTTTAAAGGGATAATACGAATACGCCCTGCATGGAATATTCCAATGGTGTCGGTGTATGGTTCTTCGTATGCAACCTTGACAAAGCAGTCACCTGTTACAGATGCAAGTTGTCCCATTTCCCAAAGAACGTAATGTTTTGAGTTGTGGTTATCCCACACTTCGTGAAGCAACTGTGGAATGATTGCTTCGTTTTGTTCTGGTACTTGAAACTGTATTCCTTTACCAAAGCAGAAGTTGGTGATGTAATCCGACATAGTACGGACATAGTTCATGTAGAACTGAGACTCACCCATCTCACGGCGATACGACCAGTGGTGACCAAGGTACCAAGCCCATGCCGCAGAGTAACGGTTTAAGCGTGGACCATGAACTTCAAACTCTTCGTCTGCAAGTTCCACCAAACCAAGTGGTGAAATAGCAACCGTAAGGTCGCTAGAAGATGCTCTATAGGATGGGGACCAAAAATCAACTGCCATGTTGCATACACCTTACCATCATTAAATGGTAATTATTTGAATTAGGCTTTTGGAGCAGCAGGCTTCTTAGCGGCTGCTTTCTTTGCTGGTGCTTTTTTCTCTTCAACAGCAGCAGTTACTTCTTCAACAATTCCAGGAAGTTCAACTGAAGCCTTGGCAAGAAAGTTTGCCGTGCCCTTGTCGCCAATCATGGTGCTTGCATAGGCAAGACCTGTAATGACAAGAGGCATGATTGCGGCTTGTGCGCCAGCATCAATGTTTGCCTTAGCAAGGAAGTATGAAAGTGCGCCAACGACTGCGCCTTTGAGTGTTTGGTCAGCAACTTGCTGGTTCTTGGTAGCCATGAAAGTCTCCTAATAGAAGGGTCTTATCAATGATACTACGTTTAACGGTGCAAGTAGTTAATCTTTTTAACCATGCCCATTGGAATCATTATCCCATTTCCACCATGAGTGTCGTTTACAAGGGAAACAATTTTAACTGAATGGGCATCTTTAGAAAACAAGTAGCCCACAGATAGTGATGGAGCAGGCTTAGATTTCAGTATCTCCTCATGACCAAACCAACCACTATCAATATCAGAAGCGTCTAACCAAAGAACTTCAACAAGTGGAGGGGATTTGGGGTCTTTCTTGCCAAATACAGCATCTACCAGTTTCTTGAAGTCAGGAAGGTCAGCCATGGGGTCTATTCTACACCCAGTAACTTGCCTCTATAGAACATGGTTCCATCATGGATTGGAAGCATTTCAGGGTGAAAAGCCCCATCATCTTCTTGATAATGAATAATCCCAAGCCCTTGTTGCCAATCCTCTACACAAGTGATTGGGCGACCATCAAGGTCCATACCACCCTTGGTAGATGGCACCATACCGTCTACACGGGCTAGACAGCCAAAGGAGATAGCCGCAATGGTCTTTGGACCATCCCAGTCGCTACGGGTGCGCTCAGCCCACTCACGGCGGTGGATATGACCATAGACCACACTGGACTTCTCAGTACCTAAATACTTGTGGGCAGTAGACCCACCTGAAGCCACCTTAGTTCCGTGAATAATCTTAATGCGATTATTTAGCCAAAATTGACTAGCAGGGTATCCTGCAAAGTATTCCACTCCAAAGTCCTCAAAACGGCATAGGAAGGGGATAGAGAGCACTGGGAAGGAGTCAGGGGTGTTACCCTGCTTCAAACCAAATGCCGCCTTTGCATTGTCAATGATGTAGTTGGTAAGACGAATCTCGTGGTTACCTTCCATCCAAATAATGCGGGCGTAGGGAGCCGCATCTCTAAGTTGTGCACAAAGGGTTGTAAGGTAGTCAATTGTTGCTTGAGTGGTCAACGAAAACGCAGGACTCAAACGGTATTTTGACATTTCAGGAAGGTCAGCATTATCACCATTGAGTGCAATGATGTCTGGCTTTTCTGCTTTGATAACCGCAAGGGCGTAATCCATAGCAACAGGGTCATGTGTACTTACCAATTCGCCATTAGCATCACGGAAGAACCCTGCTTGGATGTCAGGAAGAACAACGCATTTCTTCCAATTAGACACTGATTGCTTGACAGTAACTTTGGGCAACTTGATAGAAGGACCTTGATTAACAGGGTTCCATTCAGGACCTTCTGCCCATTTAGGTGAGAACTGGATAGCCGCAAGGTCATGAATCTGTGCTTCACCCTCTTGGTCTTTTGTCAATGATTGGTACAGCGATACACGCTTTACAGAACCAATTTCATTAATATCAATGTTCTGTCGGTCAAGTATTTCAACTAAACGACCAAGTGCTTGCGCTTTAGATTCAGGTGGGGTAGACAATTTATTAACCAATTCGCTCACAAGAACACTCCTTGTTTACGTGCCGTTGCACTGTGCTTACACTTACGTCATGACCAAAAGAACGAAGAACTTTGGCAAGCCACGATGCGCTGTACTTCTTTGCTTTTCCTAGACCTGCATCTAGTCGGATTCCGTCTATTGCTTTGTCAAGAGCATCTTGCTCTTCAATAGATAGGACTTTGTG